GGATTAGTTGCCTCCCAAATTCTTATATATCCATCTCCATTATAGCCATCAGTAAAACTTATTTCAGTGCCTTTTAGTATGGGGCCAAGAAATGCACGACTAAATGTAATTTTATATTCATATGATAAAACAGTATTACCAGAGGTCATCCCGGGAGTAAGTGTAACATTAGTTACAAGACCTGGAGAATTTAAAGTACTAGGTATTAAATAATAATTATTTATTTTTGCTAGTATCTGTGCCGCATCGTCAGCTTCCATCCAGTCTCTATTGTACGCAATATATAAATCAAAATCTCCAGCATTAGCATTTCTGACTACTTTACTACTATAAGCTGTAGGAATATATACTGCGCTTGCTCCAGTAATAGTTTTTACTCTGTCGCCCTCTACATAGGATGTTGTAGGGCTCCAGTCAGGAAATGTTGCTGCACCTACTATTAACTCATCATTTTCATCAAAAAATAAGTTACCTCTACTATTTAAAGGAAAAGTGCACCCTCCTTGGCCATTTTCAAAAAAGCCCTGATACTTCCAAGGACAGTATTTACCAATAATATACCTGTTAGGTAGTTTAAACCCTTCCAGATCTAAAGGACTGGCAAGTTCTAAAGCCATTAAAGGTCCTGTTTCTTGAGCTACTCTATTTATATAATAAGAAGCTTTTGGAAATTCTGTAGGGCGTTCAGGCAGCTGTCCTTCATTGTAAGTATACTTTAATAGTGTAGTTCTGTATGTTACTTTGCTACCTACTAGATCTTGAGCACTAAAAATACCTTCAGACTCTAAAATATTTATAAGTAATTCTTCGTCTCTTGTACCATCTCCGTCATTCATAACGGTTCTTGCAATTCCAGGTATATTTGCTAAAGTTAAAGTGGGTCTTGAGGAAGCTCCGCTACTTTTAACATCTATACCTTCTATCATTATAGGCATAGCTACATATTCATTTAATACAGATCCTTTGGAGTCTGGAAAATATATATTGTCTAAAGAACTCTCGTCGAATCCATTGTACAAAAATGCCATGTTTCCCGAAGGTAATTGAATTTCAAATAATTCAATAAAATTATCTCCAATATCCTGATCTTGTACTACCTCTATTAAATTTAGTCTGCCATCCTTTTGAACATATCCACTAATAGTCCAAGTATAGCTTGAAGAAGGGCTAAATGTGGGATTAGAGTTTGATCTAAATTCAACTTCGAATGTTGATTCTTCAGTACTGTTAAGAAAAGTGATATCAAAATAAGTAATAGTTGTTCCCGTTAAGGGAGAAACATCTGCATTTGTAGTACTTATAACATCTATTACTCTATACGGATCATCTGGATCATTTTCTAAAATTACCCTAATTACATCCTTTTTATATACTAAAAAGTCATTATATTTTAAAATATCAGGAGTTAATGTTAGAGAATATATGGAGGGCGCGCCGGTATCTTCGTCGTCTCCTCCTCCGGGTGGAAATGCTGAAATAGCTAGAGAATTACTAGTTATGAACTCACTGTATCCATCTCCGTCTGTAAAACTAATTGTTAAAGATAAAGAAGTTCCTAAGTCATAAGCAACTGTTGTATATGTAGCTGCATTTGCTCCTGTTATGGGGTAACCGTTTCTATTCCATTGATATTCAAAAGTACCTAGTCCGTTACTGTCTGCAATATTTTCCGTATGAGAAAACTCATATCCAAATCCTACTTGATTTCCATCAATTGTAACTGTGCCAGTTGCAGCAACATTGGGGGGTACATACTCTTCTACCTCAAAAGTAATTTCATCAATAAAAGTATTCCAGCCCCCAGTAGTAGAGGCAGAAGCAGTTCCATTAACAAATTGCGGAGTAGTATTATAATGATGAAGTTTTAGAAAATATCTTCCTGGAGGACACGATGCAGTTGGTTGAATTTGTACAGCAGTAGTAGTGCTTGTTATAGATACTTGCCCGCTCGTATTTACAAAATAACTAGGATCGATTAAAGTATTTGAGCCGCCTCCACTTACAATTCTCCACTGAAAAGTTTCAGGAGTAGCTACAGGAGCATCAGAAACATGATAAGGAGTCCAAGTACCTGCTACATAAGGAACAAGACTGGTAGGGGCAGATATATTAATAGTTCCACTAGCTCCCTGAAGAATACTAGTTCCTGCAGAATTACCATCCCAGCCAAGAGTAGAAGGAAGCCATAAAATTCTAACAGAAGCTTGCGCTTTAGTAGTTAACTCATTTCCCGTAGTTGCAGCAGTAAAAAAGTACCACCTAGCATAATGATCATTATTATCAAAATTGGTATAAGTCCAAGTTTTATCTTTCTCATTATGATCTAACCACGGAGGATCTGGATCTGGATCATTAGCTGTAGGATCTGAGTTAGGAGAACGTACATAACGTATTTCTTTAACAATAGCGCCTTCAGTTCCTGTGTATTCTGTTTGTACATTGATAGTGTCTCCGACTTTTGCAATAATTGCGTAGTTATCAGATACATCTGTAGTCGGGGGAACATACCCGGGACTATTTAACTCAATGTAATAATCAAATTGACTCATGGTTCATAAACTCGTCTAAATTCTGCGGTTAGAGAATGATAACTATGGTACAAATATTTTATATTATATGCCTCACACACTACTTTTATAGTTTGATTTCCATCATACTCTGGAATAATTATATCAAAGTTTTTTGCTTGATGTACATCTAGAAACTTTGCTATAAGATTAATATCTTCTTTAGTTCTATTAGAAAAAGATACTCCAAACATATCTCTTTTAGAGTTTGTTCCATCTATAGCTCTTTGTTCATATCCATCTCCAAATTTTGCGGTCAAAATATTAAAACTTGAAGCCCTACTTAAACCCCTATCAAAAGTATAGAAAGAATCTGTAAGAGGAACTCCTCCAGATATAGCATCTGCAGGAACTTTTAGTATAAATATCTCTCCATAAGAGGATGTCCCTCCTGCAGTCCCGGGATCAATGCTCCATGCTCCTATTACGGCATTATATACATATGTTACTCCATTGTATGTATAAATATCGCCATTTGAAGGACTACCTGGGAAATCTGCTGCCATTTAAGTCTCCTTAATTATCCTCAAGAGCTGCAATAGCTGCTTGAAAAGCCCCATAATCTGGAGAAGCCGCTGCAATTTCTTTCAACTTTGCTGTAGAGATGAGTCGAGTAGAGGTGCTGGGTGCCCCTCCTGCTTGGTGTTGAGCTACTTTTATATTTCCACTATCAGAGTAAATTGTATTATCTGACAAGTATAAATGTCTTATCTTATATTCAGCAGACCCTAAATCATATTGAGCATTTGTATCCGGGATTAAGCTTCCTGACATTCCTAAAGCAGGAAGATTCCCTGTTAAAGCCGATGCATCTATAGTTGTGCCTGCTTTAATTATTTGGGTGACTTCCGAAATTGGAGACCGTTTTAAGTTAAAAGTATATACATATACATTTGAGCCGGGCACTGTATCAACAGGTATTTCCCAATCATAATAATAATTAGGATCTCCTGCAAAACTTACTGCTGTAAAAGTGGCAGCGCCAGTTGCTTTCAATGTTGTATTTGCTGGGAAGTTGCCGTTGGCATCAGTTTCACCAGATATCGCGGCACCAGTTAGCAGCTCGAAAGAATCATCTTTTTTAATTGATGCAAATTTTTCATTAAAAGGAGATTCTGTTGGAGCTCCAGACCCATTAGTTCGTATAACTAATTTATTTCCTGTTTGCCAATCTACATAAGCAACTCCTCCTGTGCCTTCACCTCCAAAGTCCATAGTTTCGCCAAGAACAAGTTGTCCTGACGAATCTGTGCTTAAAGTTTGATCGCCCATAAAAATGGTATTATTATCTAAGTACAAATATCTCCATTTTTGGGTAGCACTTCCTAAATCGTAACTTACACTGGTTGAGGGAAGGAAATGAGTATCTAACCGTAAGTTATTATTAGAATCAAAATCTAAAGTGCTAGTTCCATCTGTAATGCTAGAACTACTGCCGCCCGACCCTGCATCACTCGTATAAATTGTTCCTGCCATTGCGGAGTGGTTTTCGTCCACATAATAGAGAGTAGAAGGAGCATCTAAAGGTACAGTAAATGAAACTCTATCTCTATCCGCTCCATTATTTGTTACTCCATCTGTAGCCCCTAAAACATTTGCCGCATCATAAGCCCCTGAAGTACTTTGAATCCATAAAGGATGTCCACTGCTTAGTTCAAAATTTCCAAAATCTGCATAGACTTCTGTAGAATCTCCTGAATTATTTCCAAGGTCAAGTACTCCTAAAAGAGCTACCCACCGATACTGTCCTGTGGTTGTAAAAGTATAACTATACGAAGTAGCAGAACTACTCGTGCCAATGTAATATCCTTCGCTATTTTGAGGATAGGCTCGATAAAAGCCTCCATTTGTTATATCTACTAGCCAAAATTGTGCGCGTACTTCTTTTTCACTAGTTCTTTCATGATAAGAATTGATTTTTTCCCAAGTAAGTACGTATCCTTCTTTTACATTAAAAGTAGGGGAAGCTGTATAAGCTTTTCTATACCAGTTACTAGACAACAGAAAGTATGTTTTTGTATAAAGCCTTACATAATTTCCCGCTCCTGCAGCTGTAAATACATAAACACCTTGAGTTGTAGTTTGTGAGTTTCCTTCAAACTGTGTATCTGTATGCGCTTGGGCTGGAAAAGTTTGACCATTTATACTATCCGCAGAAGTAATATAGTTACTGCTAGAAAAGGCCCAGCCATCTGAACTGGTAATAGGGCTTAAACTGTCAAAATCACCCGGATCAAAATAATATGTTATACCCTTTTGAAGATATAGATCAGGATTTGTTCTTGCAACGGGAAATCCTGCCCCTGAGAAAGAAAAAGCAGAAGGAGTTCCACTAGTATAAGTAGGCTCGACATCAAATACAATTGAACTTGCACCATCAGCACCATCAGCACCATCTACTCCATTTACGCCGCGTAAATCTCCTGTGCTAAAACCTAGTCCATCATCAGAAGTAAACGTTACAGTACCTGTACTTATATCGTAAGAGCCCCCAGTAAACCCGGTGCCATCAGTTCCATTAGTACCATCTGCTCCATCAACTCCATCAGCACCATCTGCTCCAGCAGGTCCCGTAGCCCCAGTAGGGCCAGTAGGACCAGTGGGACCAGTGGGCCCTTGCGGGCCTACCACTGTTCCGGCATTAATAGTTGTACTATCTGCAAGAGTAAGAATTAAATCATCATTTGCATTTACTGTCGCTGAAGAAATACCTCTATTTCCATCGCCACGTAAATCTCCTGTGCTAAAACCTAGTCCATCATCAGAAGTAAATGTTACGACTCCTGTTGAAACAGTATAACTACCTCCAGTAAACCCTGTTCCATTAGTACCAGCAGGGCCGGTAGGTCCTGTCGCTCCTGTCGCTCCTGTGGGTCCAACCACCGGTCCGGCATTAATAGTTGTACTATCTGCGAGAGTAAGAATTAAATCATCATTTACATCTACTATTGCTGAAGAAATACCTCTATTCCCATCACCGCGTAAATCTGCAGTACTAAATCCTAGACCATCATCAGAGCTAAAGGTTACAATACCTGTTGAAGCAGTATAGCTACCTCCAGTAAATCCTAACCCTTGATTACCTTGTGGCCCTGTTAATCCTACAGGTCCGGCGGGACCTTGAGCACCATCTAGACCATCTGCTCCTTGAGGTCCTTGAGGGCCGGCGGGGCCTTGAATACCTGTAGCACCAGTAGGCCCAGCAGGTCCGACAGGTCCGGTAGGCCCAGTATTTCCTGTATCCCCTTTCTCTCCTTGAGGGCCCACAGGGCCTTGAGCACCCGTTTGTCCTTGAGGGCCATCATTTCCTGTAGGACCCGTGGGTCCAATAGGTCCTTGAGGTCCTTGAGGGCCAGTATTTCCTATTGGTCCAGTTGGTCCAGCAGGTCCAGTCGCTCCTGTAGCACCAACAGGTCCAGCAGGTCCAGCAGGTCCAGTAGCTCCTGTTTCGCCTGTATCTCCTTGAGGGCCATCATTTCCTATTGGGCCGGCAGGTCCTTGAGGTCCTTGAGGTCCGGCGGGGCCAGTACTTCCTATTGGTCCAGTTGGTCCAGCAGGTCCCGTAGGTCCCGTAGGTCCAGCAGGGCCCGTGGGTCCTGCGGGTCCAGTAGCTCCTATATCTCCTGTATCTCCTTGAGGCCCATCATTTCCTATCGGTCCTTGAGGTCCGGCAGGACCAGTTAATCCAATAGGCCCAGTGGGTCCCGCGGGTCCAATAGGTCCAGTAGGTCCAGTAGGTCCAGCAGGTCCTTGAGGGCCTTCTGGGCCTTCTGCACCATCATTTCCAGCAGGTCCTTGAGGGCCGGTAGGTCCAGTAGGGCCAGTTACAGAAGCTCCTGCGGGTCCAGTAGCTCCTTGAGGGCCATCATCACCTTTATCTCCTTGAGGCCCGACAGGGCCATCGGGTCCAATAGGTCCTTGAGGCCCAGTTAATCCAATAGCCCCAGTATCACCTTTATCTCCTTTAGGCCCAGTAGGTCCGGTAGCTCCAACTGGTCCTTGAGGGCCGGTTGTACCTATACCAATAGGTCCTTGTGGTCCTTGTGGTCCTTGTGGTCCTGTAAGACCTTGAGGTCCAGTAGGTCCAGCTACTCCAGCAGGTCCTGAAGTACCGGTGGGGCCTGTGGGTCCTGCGTCTCCTGTCTCACCTTTTAATCCTGTGGGGCCAGTAATTACCCATTGCTGAGTATTTCCATCATCATAATAGATATACATTCGAAGATTTACGCTATCAAACCATAAATCTCCATCACTTGGATTACTAGGCGCTGCTGCTGAAACTGTTGCTGCCATTTACGCTGCTCCGTAGGGGCTTAAAATGCCGCCTGCTCTTTTTTGATTTTGAAGTTCTCTCTGTACCGCTGCTGCAACTGCAGTTCCTAACTGATTTGCATCTTGTCCGTTGCTACTTTGAGTTCTGCTTCCAGCTCCAGAGTTATCCATACTAATATTTACGGTTACATTATTATTTTGGCCACCGCCACCTTTCATCTCTACAGGTATTTCTCTGCCGTTTGGTAATGGTACTACTGCTTCTGTTCCGTGCATGATTACAGGATACCCTGCATTCGGCCCTTTAAAGACACCTCCGATTGCTGCCATTTGAGGTGCTTCTGTATAGCCTCCATATCTGTAACCTCGTGGCTTGACGATTCCACCGTATCTCATCTTTGGACCGCTTGGGGACGCAACTCCACCATCTGCCATTCCCATTGCTGCCATAATTGCTCTTTGAATAAGAAGTTTAATTATTATTCTCATAATGTCGGCAATCATTGCTTTTGCCATCTCGCCAAAAGCTTGTTTTACTGATTTAGTCCCATCCATAATAGACATAAAGGCATCTGTGAAGCCTGAAGTAAGAGTATCAGGCATATTAGCCATGTACTCATTCAACTCACCGTCTCCAAAAGTATCATTTAATTTCTGCTTCATTATCTCTAGCTGTTCATTTGCAGCCGCAAGTCCATCACTCACCTCGGAACTTGCTAAAGTTTTCGCAGTATCTCTCATAGAGCCTTCACCAGTGTCTCCATAAGCGTCTGCTTGTGTTTCTAGCCTGCCGGCCATTTCGTTTGTTCTTGTAACTAGAGAATCTTGAGAGGGATCTAGATTATTTTGTCTTAATGCTTCTGATCGTTCCAAAGCTAGTCGTCGAAGTCTTGTTGCTTCAAGATCTGTTTGTAGCGCTAAAAGATCGTATTCTAAATCAATTGCTTGATTTTTTGCTGCTAGTTGCGCTGCGGACTGTTGCTCCATTCTAGCTATTAAAGCTTCCTGTGCTGCTATTTGGTCTTTTAGAGTTAGTCCTTCATTAATAAAGCCTCCCTGCATAGGAGTTCGACTTCTTTCTCTGCTTGCTGCATTTATTTCTCTTTGAAGTTGCTTATCCTTAAGATCTGCAATATTTTGCTCCATCTGTAGACGCTTACTGATAACATCATTTAGAGTTTTTGCTACTTGTGTTAATTGTATTTCTTTTTGCAATAAATCTGCTTGTTGATCAAGGTCTCGTAATTTCATTGCAACCGTTTCTTGTTCTTGTTTTATTTCAAGAATAGCTTTTTCTTTCTCAATTTGCTGTTCTAGTGCATATATTACTTCATCTCTCGCAGCTACTTCGTCTGCACTTAATAAAGCTCGAGTTTTTTGTAAGTATCTCAAGTCATTTTCTTTAAGAGCAATTGAAGCCATTGCGGCTAGTTCATCGTCTAAAAACTTTTGTCTAGCCTGTGCGAATCTATCTAACATTCCTGCTGTTTTTTCACGCCTAATAGCGTCTTCGTTACCCAAGCGTATAGCGTCTCTTCTATTCGAAATTTCGTCTTGCACAAATGCTAAGAATTGGTCGTTTGTCATACCCATTTTTTCGGAGAGAGCATCTAAATCTTTTTGAAGTTTTTCGGATAAAGCTCCTGGGCCTATCTTATTTTGAGCATCTTTGAGTGTCTTTTGAATTTGTAATATTTTCATTGAAAGAGACGCAGGATCGCTAGGATCTCGCATTGCATCCTCAAGGCCGGTTAGTTGTTCTTCAAAAGACGTTAAAGTCCCTAAGCTATCATTTGCAGCACTTTGTAATTCTGCGAAAGATTCTGCCCAAGTATTTATAGGCTGCTGAAGTATTTGAGCAACTCTAGGAGAGACAGTGGCTAGCTTTTCTAACTCGGGGTTTAGCTTCTTCAAAAGTTTGTTAGCTTCGTCTGTTGCACCACTAGCCTGCATACGGGCAATATCGGTAACTTTCTCCATTATACTTTCTAAGGGAAGAGTTGCCATGGCAGTTATTCTCATACGATCTTGTTTTGCAAAAGCTTCTAAAGCATCTTTATCGTCACCTGCCTTTAATGAATTGAATCCTTGCTTTTGAACTTTGTTCATGCCTTTTACAATTCCATCAATATCTCCCGACATATTTTTAATAGCGTCTCCTGCGCTGTCTGCAGCAGATTTTAATTCTTTATGTTTTTCTATTAAAACTGAAGTTTGAGCTAAAGCTTTTCCAAGGTCTGAATTTTTATAGGTATCTTCCATACCAAAAAACTTTGCTACCTTTCTGAACATGCCGTCTAATGCTTGGGTAAACTCCATAGCAAGACTACCAAATATTTGAGCCAGTCCAACTACGGATAGAATTCTTACTACTTTCATGAAAGCATTTCCAACTGCATTTGCCATATTTATCATAGCAGTTGTAGCTGTTCTGGTTGCAGCTACCAAGCCTGACAGCATAATTTTTCCAAACGTCTGAATATTTTTAAAACTTAACTTCCATCGACCTTCTGTAATCTTGACCCTACTATCTATCTTGGCAAACGCCGAGTTCATTTCTTGAACTACTGAAATATGTACACCCTTAAATACTCCGGACATTACTCTACCAGAAGCATCAACATTTTGCTCTGCTTTTTTCAAGAATCTTTTTAAGTTGGCTTGATCTACTTTTGCAAGACTATCTATTCCCCCTGCAGCTACTTTTTTCAACAATGCACTACTTGAGCCTTGGTCTAAAGCTTTTTGTGCAGATCCTTGAAGAGTTTTTTTGGCGGCCTCTTTTAGTTTTTTCTGGGCTGCTTCGGAACGCTCAATTTGAGTTCGATAAGCTTCCATGTCATTTTTTGCCTGAGTCGCAGCCTTGCTATGGGAAGCCGCCCAGTCATCAACTTTTGCTTGAAGTCCTGATAAATTAAACGCCGCTTTTAAAATAGATAAAGAAAATAGTCCAAAAACTGTAATAGTAGCTGCAATATTATTAGAAATAATATCAGCTATTCCTGATATTACAGGTAAGAATTTTTGAGTGACTGTCTTAATTAAATCTTCAAATGCTTTATCTAACTTAATGAACGGGTTGGCCGCCGCTTCATTTTGAAAAATTTCATCTAATTGTCTTTGAGTTTCTAATAAGACTGCTTGGCTTCTTTGCGCCTCAGTTAGAGCTTTAGCTTCTAGACCTAATGCATCTGCGTAGCTTTTAGTTGCTCTTTCCAGTCTTAAAGTAATTCCTAATTCGTCTAAAAGTTCAGGTTCTGCTTTAGATACGCCTCGTACCAGTCTATCAAAAGCATCTGCAAAATCTCTACCAAGAGCTACAGAGGCTCTCATTGCACCCTCTGCTAATTTATTTAATTGCTCTGGAGAAAACCCTTTTGCTGTACCAATAGCAGCAGCTTGAGCAGCTTCTCTGAAACCTAACATTCCTTGGCTTGCTTCTCTTAATCCGTTAGTAACAGAAGCCATTGCAATACCTGTTGTTTGTGCAAAAGAAAGTTGACTTTTTTCCAAGTTTTCTAGTTGAGACGCATTTTTAAAAAAGTTAAATGCAGCACTTAATGCAAATAAGTTAGCTGCAAGAGTTGCATACGCAGGAACAAGGCCCCCAGTTATGCCTTGAGCCATCTTAGAAAAGTTTTTTGTACTATTTGAAGAAGTACGTGCAGTCCCTTTTAGCTGTCTTTCAGCATTTCTAGAACTAGTTTCTAATCCTTCTGTTGCTGCATCTGCTCCTTTTAAAGCTTTTTCTAGCTTTTTAGCAGAGACCGTGGCTTTTTGCATTTTGCCATTGACTTCAATATCAATTTGTATTTTTTTCGCCATTAGCCTTTTACATTATGGGTGTAATTTTTTCCACCGCCTGCTTGTGTTTGTCGCTCTGCTTGTTTTCTTTGTTTTTCTGCTTTATCTAACTTTTCTGAAACTATAATAGTTTCATACATTTTCATAAAATATAAAACCGTTGTTTGATTTTCTACTTGGTACATATCGAATAAAAATGCTATTCCTTCCCAGACTTTTCCCAAATAAGTGCCGCTCATGCCTTCGTAGCGATCGGGTAGTAGCCCTAATATAAAAAATGCCACTTGAACTTCCTCTGGAAAATCAGAGAGTTCGAGCGGCATTTTAGCAGGATCAGGTTCTTGACCTAGTTGTTCACAAATTGTAAGATATTTTTCAACATCTATCTTAGAATCTGTTTGTTTTGCATGACGTTCTAGTAGCTTTTGTATTTCTGCTACTTGTTCCCAGTAAAATTTTCAAGGTCACCAACAACCTCGGTAATCCATGTATCAAAATCTCCAGAGTTCTTCATAAGAAGCTCTGCGTTGTCTTGTGTAAAAGGGAGTTCATCATCAGGGTCAAGCTCTGCCACATCTACCAAAAGAAGCTCTTCTAGGTATCGAAATTTGAGGCCCGACCAGCCTTTAATAACACCTTTTACATACTCAACTAGAAATAAATCTTCGTTCAGCTCTTCTTCGGGCTGACGAGTCTTACGATTAAACTTAGTAGTAACACAACGTTTACGAAGTTTAAGAAGCTCTTCTCGAGCTAAATAAGTAACATCTACTGTGAAATCCGGAAACCCGGGGAAATCCATAGTAACTGTTTTGCTTGGAGTCATTAGACTCGACAGAGAAATTGGGGAATCACTCATTAAATACGACCTCTTGTAAAAGAATATTTTATTTTTGAATTATAAGTATAATATATTATACCATAAATGTCAAGAAAAATTTTTGAAAGGTTAAAAGGGGCCGAAGCCCCTTTAGCAAAGATTACGCTGAATAAACGTAAGTGACTGTAGCTTCGTCTGCTGCATCCAAGCTGGAAGGCAGTGCATGCCAATTTGTTTCGAGAGAAATAACATCTTCGATTCCGTGAGTTGGAATTTCAAGATGACAGTTATCAAAATTAAATTCGACACGAGGCGCCAAAGAGCCTCCTACAGAAAATGCAAGATCAAATCGGTTACTAGTAACTCCTGTCGAAGCTGACAAATCTCGGAAAAGCTCTGCACTTGTATGTAGGGTACCGCTTCCTGCATTAGCAGTCAAACCTGCGTCAGTTTTTAGCCCGGAATCATCTAAGTAACAAGTGAATGATCCAGAAATTGATCTAGTGCCTGTAACGTGGCCGATTGGAACATTAACTCGACACAACTCCTCTGGAGTTAGGAAAGTAATATTGTTCTCGAATGTAATACTTCCGCCTGTAAGAGTAAGGCTGTAAGTATCATCATACTCGTTTGGAGCGCCGGGATCTTGGTCTACATTTGCAGTAGTTACTGCAAGAGTTGTGAGACGGTTTTTAATAAAGTTATCCGTTGAAGTAGTACCAACTTTGAGAGCGCTAGAAGCATTAAATGCAGTGTCATAAATAGTAGAGCCAGTTGTGGACATTGCTATCTGCTCTAAAAGAGTTCCGAAACCGCTCCAAGTAATTTGAGTGATTCCATCAATATCAAATTCAACCGTTGCTGAATTTACAACACAATTTGACATTTTGTATACAGTTTGTCCATTAGGACTTGCAAAAGCTGCATCATTTGCTCCTGGTGCACAACCGCCGAGGACAAAATAAAGATTAAAAGTACCTAATTCAACTGTATTTGAATCTTCAAAGTCAAATGTTGCGGATACAGGTGCGGCGGTGCTTCTTGTTACTCCTGCATTACCAGTATCTGACAAACGACGCCAATCTCCAGGGGTCGTAGTAGGGCTTGCCTGTGCAACAAAATACGTGTTTCCAATAAAACTAGCCCATAAAGCTTCTTCTACTGCACCTGCTATACTAGTGGGTCGAGCATACGTAGTGAAACTCCACTCCGCGGGTTCTAAAGCATCATTGAACATTGCTCTACCTCTACGAGTTTCGAGCGCTGTATTTTTTGCCATTTCATTCAGAGTAATCTCTGAAGTTGCAACAGACTGACTAAAAGAAAATCCATCTAGTACAGGAATCTGCCAAAGATGAACATTATTATCAGCAGTTCCGCTGACTAAAGCTTGTAAATTTGTTTGATCTTTTTCAAGATAAACATGAGTATTTCTACTCAGTTGTAAATTTGCCGCTGGCATAGTTTTCTCCTATGTAGCTTGAAAAGACTTGGACGTGAATCCTTTGATTCGTGCCAGTATTTTCTAATATCGAACCTCTAATAGCATTTCTCCCACTCCTAAAGGTTCAAGTACTCCTTCATCAGTGTCTATACTGACAATAGAAATTTGGTGGGTGTATTGTGTATTTCCAGTAGGCTGTTGATTATCAATATATTCTAGCCTACTATTATCTTCGATTACAGTTTCTACATCCTCTAATAGTTTTTCCAATGCTTCTACAGCATCTTCTTCATTTACGTAGCAACGAATGGTTACACTTAAAAATCTATCTCGGTAACCCCCTCCTTGGTACTCTCGGGTCTCACTTCCGGCATTTAAATGAATAGCAGGAAACTCAGTTACTTCATCCCAAAATTTTAATCGAGGGTGTACATTATTAAAAACATTAGTATGAAAGCCTCCGTTTGCATCTATAGCTTTTAGTTTATCCACCAAAGCATTTATAATTGCCATTCGGCGAGTACTATAGCGTCTAGCATGGTTGGTCACTTACATTCTCCTTGTATAGAATCTCCCGATTGCCATGCCTGCAGCAATTTCTCTAATAGACTTATCAATTAAGCGTCTAGGGTCTCTTTCTTGGGTTCCCCTGCTATTTCCTAATTCATATACTTGATATGGATCTCTTTGATACGTATATCCAATACTTGGAAATCCTTGTCTTGTTTGACTAATATCCGTTATTCTAACACTACTAGCAAATCTGCCTGTTTGGTACTGTAGTGCGGGAGGTTGCATATTTTTTGCTACAACTTGTGGTAATTTTTGATTTAAAACCCCTATAAAAGTTGCTATAGAATAGTCGGACTTTTTTACAGGAGCTTTTCGTTTTTTTGCTGGTTTTCCTTTGGTTACAGGTAGTATTTTTGCATTTTTTCTAAGAGTACTAGATTTTCGTTGACTTGTTTTTGAAACCTTTTGTTTTTTAACATTTATTTTTTTTATTTTTACATTACTTCCTGTAAAAGCATTCTCTACTGCATTTACAACTAAATTTATTGTATTCTTTTCTACCTCTTCAACGAAAGAATCAGAGCTTGATAAAGTTGCTACAGACTCTAGTTTGCCTATTGCTTTTTCTAAATCTACTAAAAGTTGTTCCTTTATTTTTCTTTCTTGTGTTCGTCCTTTTAGCCTATTTGCAAAAGAAGATTCTAAAGAAACTACTATTGTTTTTCGTCTGTTGTCTTTTTTTAAAACAAAAATATTTTCTAATTCTGGTATTTTTGGAATATTAGGGGGCAGCTCCCCATGTCCTAATAATTCATCATAAATTCTTTCTTTAATATTCGAAGTTTGTTCTCCGTGTCCTATATCTAAAAAAGAAGTATCTTTTAAAGTAGTTCCTTTTTTAGTATAAATTTTTCTCATATCTGATAAAAATTTGGTATTTGCACCAGAATAAAAATCTTTTACAAGTCTGAAAGTATCTCCTACAGTTGTTCCTCTTAAATTAACATAAGTTGCTATCAACTCCATTGTAATTAAAACATATTTAGAAGAAACTCTTTTTGAATGAACAACTAAAAATTTATTGGACTCTGCTTTTTTTGCTAAATTTTGTACACTTGTAAAAAAATCGTCCGTAGCTTTTCGTATTGCTTCTCTACTATTTAAAATCCCATCTTGCTCTGCTTGAACTACTACTTGATTGTAAAGACCTTCTTTAGTTATAAACAAAGTGTGGGGTTTTCTATTAGTTACTGTATTTCTATATGTTTGGCTAGATTTTTGCATTTCGGCTTCTAACTTTCTTAAAAACCCTAGTAAATTTTTTCCAGCCATTAGAAGTTTTTATATAAATCTAGTACGCGTTTGATATGATCGGGAAAAGCTACGCTACTATCTTGACGAGCAGATTGTGGATTTTGCAGTGTAGCTCCAGCAAGCGTTCGTCTTTCTTTGTATTCG